TAGACTAGCCCTATGCCTACCTATGAGTTTCGTTGCGGGTCTTGTGAGACCGATGGGACCGCACAATTTTCTTTTGAACAAGACGCTAGTATGAGCTGTCCAAGATGCCATATTCCGATGTCTAAAATCTATTCCGCGCCTGGTTTGGTATTTAAAGGTGGCGGTTGGGGCGGAAAATAGGGTTTTAATCCTGTTAAAATAGTTTAATGCCAAATGCACCTAAGACCCCAACGCGTACTATCCGCGTATCTGACGAGCTGTGGACAGCTGTCCAGAAGAAAGCTGCCCTAGAAGAGGTCACAGTTACCAGCGTTATTATAAAAGCCCTTCAAGACTATATTGAGGTTGACAAGTAGTAGTTACCTGATTAAGTTTGTGCCTACCTAATAGGAGGTACAAATGCCAGATAACACGGTAAATGTTTTACTTGATGAACAGTTAGAAATAGTAAAAGGTGAAGTACGTCAGTACGTAGCCCTTAAAGACCAGATAGATACCCTAAACAAAAGAAAAGACGACATTAAAGGTCGTATCTTTGCTGTTGCCGAAAACTATGGAGAACCCACAGACAAAGGCCACATTGTTTTTCCTGTTAACGAAGAAACTACAGGAACCAAATCAATCGTTAAACAACGACGTGCTTCTAAAGTATTTAATGAAGAAAGAGCAGATGTTGTTCTTTCCTCTAAATCATTAAAAGAACGGTGTGTTAAAACTGTTGAAGTTTTAGATGAAGACGCCATCATGGCTGCATATTATGAAGGCTTGCTTACTGACGCTGACATCGACTCAATGTTTCCAGAAAAGGTTACTTGGGCTTTAATTTTGGAGAAGTAGATTGCCTAAAGACTTTTTTGAAGAAACGTTTAGCGAATTGGATACGTTCTATCCAGGAAGCAAACGTAAACGTCGTAAATCAAAATTAGAAAAACCTACGGTAGAAGTTGTGCCTTGGGAAGACGAATTCTTTGAGAAGTTTATAAACGGAAAAAAAGTAAAACTATATACATTAGGGTCTTTAGCTAAAGCCATAAACCGCTCACCTAAAACCTTGCGTAAATGGATGGAACAAGGTAAGTTTCCACAATCACCTTACCGAATGCCAGATACTGTAGGTAAAAATGGAAAAACCTACGTTGGGAGAAGGCTATACAGTAAAGAGATGGTGGATGCCGTGGTAAAAATATTTGCCTCGGCTGGACTACTACACGCGGATAGAGTAGAATTATCTACGCACCGGAATCTTGGAGACAAGATAACCGAGGTGTGGAATGAAATCCGCACAACCGAAACTAACTAAGGAGAAATGCCAAATGGCTATTCAACAAACTGCCCCAGATGCTAATGCTTATGTGGCCGAACAATCAATTGATGAGCGTCCTGCTCAATCAACTACAAAAACCCCTTCTGATGATGTTGTTTTATCAGGCTGGGACGCTGCTGAAAAACTAACTACTGCTATGGGAGATTTTCCTGTAGAGACACGTTTGATTGAAAACGAATTTCAAGTTTTCAAATTCTTAGACCAAGAAGGTCCGTTTGCTATCTATAAGCAACACTTCCTTAATCAAAAAACTTCAGGAAAGCGTTCATACGTTTCTCTTGGGGCTAACGACCCACTATGTGTAAAGCTAAACAGTAAGCCAGAAAACAAGAGAGCATTTTCTGTTGTTAACTTTAGCGCTGAAGAAGGACCACAGCGTCAAATGTTAATTGCAGGGTCTCGTTTGTATCAAGCTTTACATGCTGCTCATTTTTCACCACAAGGTCCACTTACAAAGGGTTACTGGGCAATTTCTCGCACAGGAAAAATGGCTGCAACTGTTTACACCATCACCCCTATTAAAGAACGTGATTTAGAAGAAGACTGGAAGATTAATCCAGAAACTGCTGCTGCCGTTGTTGAAAACACACAACCATATACCGCTGATGCAATTCGTAAACCAACTTGGGAAGAGTTGGACGAAATTGCTAACGCACTTCTCTAAAAACTAAATCACTTACTACTTGGTAGCAAGATAGGCCGTTCCCTATCTTGCTACCAATAAAGGACCCTCTATATGAATATAATTACTACATCTGATGGTTTACGAGAGATGGTTGACTATTACTTAACTCAAGACTCGTTTGCTTTTGATGTGGAAACTGTGGGGCCAAAAAGAGGTTTAACTCCAGTCAACGAGGTGCTTTGGATTACTTTTGCAACTTATGGTCGTTGTGATGTCATTCCAATGGGTCATCCAAATGGAGAGTTTATTGAAGAAGTGTTTCCTCTTACGGGACAAGGAGAGATTAGAAAACAGCAGGGTTTGGCGCTACGGCTTAGCGACTATTCACGGGATAGTAAGAAGGCCATTAAAGTATTTGGTCCAGCGCCAGACCAGCTGTTTCCTAATGAGGTATTTTCTGCTTTAGAACCCTTGTTATTTGATGATAGTAAATTAACTATAGGTCATAACTTAGTATTTGATTTAACCTCTATTGCTAAGTACTACAAAGGTCGTATTCCTGAAGCGCCTTATTTTGACACTATGGTTGCTTCTTTTATTGTAGACAACAGAAATAAAAATAAATGTGGTTTAGATGATTGTTTAAAAAGAGAATTTAATTATGAGATGGTTAAGGGTGTAGGAAAAGAAGTTGAAAACTATTCGTTTGAAGAAGTGGCTAAGTACGCGTATCTAGATGCTAAGTACACGTTTTTACTATGGAAGACACTTTATCCCAGAATAGAGGCTGCTGACCTAACTAAAGTATTTACTCTAGAGATGGATGTGCTTAGAGTTTTATGTGATATGAAATTAACTGGAGCTGTAATTGATGTAGATGCTTTATCTTCTTTACACGCCTCTTTAGAGATGGATTTAGAAAAAACAAAAGCTTTAATTTGGAAGGCTGCTTCTAAAGAGTTTAATATCAACTCTAATCAAGAAAAACAACATGTTTTGTATACTCCTAAAGACCAAGGTGGAAGAGGTCTCAAGCCTAAAGTTTTAACTCCAAAGGGAGAAGATGCAGCTAAAGCAGGCAAAGAGTTATTAATAGAGCATTACTCGGTATCTGCCGAGGCTTTAGAGCCATACAGAGACAAAGACGCATTAGTAACCGCGTTACTTGAGTACTCTGATTTAAATAAACTTTTAACTACTTACGTAACCCCATACCTTGGCGGTGACGTTGTAAGGACAGTCTCTGGCAAATCTAAAACTGAGTATAAAGAAAGTCTATTAATAAACGGAAAGCTTCATTGTGATTTTATACAACACGGTGCTGAAACTGGTCGGTTTTCCAGCCGTAACCCAAATTTACAAAACGTACCTGCAGCCCACACACCTAATGGCAAAGCAATTAGAAATTTGTTTGTTGCCCCAGAAGGGCACTCATTAGTTGTTGCAGATTATTCTCAGATTGAACCTAGAGTAATCGCATCGTTTAGTGAAGACCCGATTATGATGAAGAACTACTTAGAGGGTGGAGATATATACACTACTGTTGGCGACACCATGGGAGTAGACAGAAAAGCAGGCAAGGTTCTTGTCCTTTCCATGGCTTACGGCGTAGGACCAGACAAGATTGCTAAGTCTATTGGATGCTCTATTACCGCTGCTAGAGATTTATTAAACAAGTTTTCTGAAAGGTTTAAAACCGTGTCTAGTTATAGGGCAAAGGTTTTAGGGGCCACACGCCACGGCAGGCCTCCTTTCGTCACCACCATTACTGGCAGACGTAGGTATCTTCCAGAGATATTTTCTAAAGACCCTGGGGTTAGAGCTGGCGCAGAACGTCAAGCTTTTAATACTAGAATACAAGGAAGTGCCGCAGATATTATTAAAATAGCCATGGTGCGTGCCCACACTATGCTTCCAGAACAGGCTAAGATTACGCTTACCGTCCACGACGAACTGGTTGTAACCACTCCAGATAACTTGATAGACGAAACAGTCTCTAAACTAAGAGAGGCAATGGAGGGGATTAATGTGTTAAAAGTTCCGTTAATTGCAGACATAACTGTTGCAAAACGTTGGGGTGATGCTAAATGAAGTTTCCATTTTTTAATAGGTTTTCAAATAATGATGATGGACAAACTTGGGGATTAACTAGAGATTCTGTGCCTTTATCTACTTTGGCTCGTTGGTATTTATACGATTTAGGTATTGAAGACGCCAATACATTTGGTGCAAAAGTATTTGATTTAACTCCAATTAGTAACGAAGGTAAAGAAAAAGAAGAAGAAGACAGCTCTCACAGAATGAGCTTTGTTATTCCTATTCTGCCTTTTTTAAATCTAATGGCTGAAATAAACGCACAAGCTATTGTTGCAGTTCAAAAGTCTGACATGATAAAACATGGTATGCCAGAGGA